TCAGTCCAACATAACAAAGCTTGCACTGGTGAATTGACCAACGCCGCCAGCCCCGGCGATAACATCGCCGCCGCTGTCCTGACGCACCCAAATCTCGAAATAGTCAGTTGTCGCAGTCACGGGCACTACCTCTGTGATTGATGCACCCTGTTCTGTTGCCGTGCCCCGCGCAGCTTCGCGCTCGCTTCGATAGATAGAGCCGTTTCTGTAAATCGCGATCCACAGCGGAGTTGCATCGACAATAGTGTCGTAACCGACCTTTGCAGTGATCATCGCCTCGCCGGTCCGGCCAGGCGTCCAGCGATAGTTTGTCGCCGCGTCGAATTTCCCGCCTTTGTCGAAAATCTCGGTGGCCAGCGCGAGCTTGGTCCAGGTGTTGTGCGCGATGGTCTGGTTGGAAGCTAACTCGACGTTTGCACGCGGCACAGGACCCGCATACATGCCGTAATTGTCTTTCGTCGTGCTGTCGTCAGTGACAGGCGTGGTGCAGGCGTTCTTCAGCATCTCGAAGCGGTTGTTTTCCGCTGATGCCCGAAGATGCACGCCGACCGTCGTCCCGCTCTGGGCCTCGATGAAGGCGCGAATCTTGTTGTCCTTGCCGTGGACCTCGATGGCCGTGTTGTCGGTCGCGTTCACGCCTGCGTCGATGAAGTTGGCATTCACGCGCCCGCCCGACGCTGTGCCGACCCGAAGGGAGACGCCGCCAGGCTGCTGATCGTGGATGCCGACAAGCTGCATGATGTTCTGCGTGATGTCGTGGCTGCCGTTTTCCAGCACCACGCCGTCGTCGCCATCGATGACCTCAACCAACTTCCAGAAGCATCTACCAATGCCGCCATTGGTCGGTTTGAAGCGGACGCAGTCTGTCCCTTGAGAGCCGACCGTATGCAGATAGAAGGTACTGTCGACAATAACCGTATTCACATCCAGCGGGACGTCATTGCGCGGCTCGAACAGAACCGCCGACCCGCTTCCGCCATACTGGATCTCGCCAGCAAAGTGGAAGTTGACCCCCATGCAGCTGTCGAAATGGAAGCCCGGATCAGACCCGACGCCAGGCGCGAAATAAACATCGACTCCGCCGAACCAGATGGTCTGGCCCTGCATCGGGGGCCAGTTGATGCCGGTCGTGCAACTGATCGTCGCCGGCATTGAGCCATCGCTGGTGCGGTGGCCGCCGCCGAAAACGAGAAGGTCGTAGCCGTATTCACAGGCGTAATCGATCGCCTCTTGCAGGCCGGCAGTCGTGCTGGCTGAAATGTCGATCTCGGCGCCGGTTTGATCGAAGACCGACCACACGCCGCTATTCGGGCCCCAGCGCATCGTCACGCAGGCTTGCTTGGCGGCCCCAAGATATGCAAGAGCGTCGTTTTCGGCGCCGGCTTGAGACAGCTTTGCAATGATGCGGTTCTTCGCCGGCTTGACGAGTCTGATGGTCCACGCAGTTAAAGTGCCTGACCCATAAAAGATGTCCGATTGAATCACCAGGGCGCCAGTGCTGGCGCTGTAACTCGTAACTACGCCAGTCATGAACTTGCCGGATGGGTCGGCAGTTGCCTCAATCGTCACGGGCTGGCCGGCTGCCCAGTTTAAATCTACCTGGGTGGTCAGGCTCTTTGAGCCGGCACCGATGGCCAGACTAGTCGTGGAAGTGCTGGTGTATTCGGAAGCGCTTGCGTCAGTGGTCAGTGCTTCCAAATCAGTCAGATACGCACGGAAGGCGGCTTTATTGATCGGCATCCCAGTGGGAATGACCTCGGCGACAGTTGCCATTATTTCGGTCTCCTAGAGCGCAGTTGCGCTATCGCCAGTGCTGAAAGCGCTGGAGTTGTTTGAGGGATCAGTTAATTGAATCAGTGAATTTGATTCGTTGCCGGCGGATGGCGGCGCGTAGCTAGGCGGCTTACGTGGGCTTCAAGCCGCCGTCGTGCTGCCTCGTCAACGTCGATGCGCCAGCGTTCACACGCCGCCTGAAATTCCGGCATGTCGAAAAATGAATCCCCAGCCCGTAGTTGCGACACGCATCGCTCAAGTGCTTCAAAGAAGGCAGCGCGGGATTTCTTAAGATCTTCTGTAATGGCATCGCCGGTGGTCATTAAGCGCCCGGCCTCCCATAGTCGCGGCCATCCTTGCCCTTCTTCACTGCGAGCCTAAAATCGGGCCCGGTGCCGGGCTGCTGCGAACTGCTATCGACCTGACAAATCCATAGCGATCCACCGAGCGAAACCGTGTCGCCACGCTCGTAGCGCTCGCCTGGACGATAGAGTCCCTTATCGATGGGGATTGGTAGTTTCAGGTAAACAACTTTGACGTTTGGGCCGCGTGTAAAGCGCAGCGTTAGCCTTCGCTCGCCGTCATAGTCGGCCTGAAGTTCTTCTTCCTCGATGGCTGCAATGCGCTTGTAAAGGGGCGCGATGGAATCAGCAATCAGGTCGACAATGCTCGGCATGATGCCCTTTATAAATGTGCCAATATCGGAGCGTTTCATGGCCGGCCCCCGCCTTTTTCCAGCGCCGCGCGTGTCTCGGACTCAATCCAATCAGCGGTGATGCCTTCATTGATGCCGGCACCTTCCAGCGCGGTGATGCGTGCCTCTAGCTCGTCAGCGCGAACGCGATGGGATTTCAGAGCTTCAAGTGTTTTATCCATGAGTGCGCGGAGCATGCGATCGACTTGGTCGGCGGTAAGATATTTTTCCGGCATGTGCTTAGGCCGTGACCGACGTATAGGCAGCGCCGGTGATGTACTGGACGGCAGCGCTGCGGCGCTTCTTCCAGTTGATCACGCGCTCGGCTTTCAGGCCGATCAGGCCGCGCTGCCACAGGGACACCAGCACGGTCGAGTTGGTCGTCGGCTCGTCCGGCTCGCTGTCCATCTGCAGAGCCGCGACCCCGCTGCTGTCGAGGAACACCTGGCCGTCGTCGGCGATCATGATCTCGCTCGCTTTCGCGAGGATGATCAGGCCGCCGGCCTCGTAGGACTGCGGCGAGGCCGGGTCTTCCGTGGCAACCGCGCTTTCCGAGGTGATGACCGGCAGGCCGAACATGACACCGCCGGCAGCGGAGATACCGGGGAAGTCGTAACTCCCCCCGGTTCGCATCATTGAAAACCGGATCGCTTGTTCCTCGGTCATGATCAGCACAGCGCCAGCCAGTGTCAGATTGGCGGCCAGGAACTGGGCGAAGAGAAATTCCAGATCGGCGCGAGCGTGATTAGCGGTGGTGCCGCTGGCTCGTCGCGGCGTGACGCCGTGGGTGATCGAGGCCGGGGAAACGTTCGACACTTCGGCAACCACCGGATCGACAAACTGCCGATCGACAAACTGCGCCATTGCCGCCAGCAAGTCCGACCGTACGAGAGCTTCCGCCGCCGGGCTGGAGAACAGCGCGAGTTCCTTAGTCAGGGCCACGATTCCGGCAGCTTTGGCCCAACGCAGCGCCACGGTATCGAGATCCATGGCACCGAACGGCGCCGCCCTGCCCTCTCCGACCCAGGCCATCGATACCCCAGCCGACTGCCGCGGCACCGAAATATTGAACGGCACCGTTCGCAGGCCGGGAATGCGGCCAATGATTGTCATCGGCCGCAGTAGCTCGATGAACTCGCCGGACATGGTGTTGTATTCGACCAGGGGCGCAGCCCAGGTCGCATCCGTCGTGGTGCCGGCGGAAATGGCGGACTTGAGCACGTTCCCCACTTCCGGGGTGCTGGCATCCCAGCGCTTGGCGAGAGCGGCGGCTTGCATTAGATCGCCCTTGGCAGCAGCAAGCGCCATGGCGTAGCGGGTGAAGGCCGTACCCTTCGGCAGATAGCTGTAGGTCATGATTTTCCTTTCGGGCGCGCTGAGGCGCCGCCGATGGCCTGCGGCCATCACGGTTGTATGATTTCGAGTTTCTGGGGGTTTGGGGCTTAGGCTTCCGTCGTGGCGCGCATTGCCGCGCCTGCCTGAAGTTGAGCGGTAAGCTCCCCGACAAAGTCAGCCGCGAACTCATCGACCGAGTCATCGGTCAGGCGCGCAATCTTCAGCGCCTCATCGGCCCGCGCGAACGCGGCCTCTAAAACGGCAGCCACGTCGATTTGCACGAAAACCGACGCCGGCTCGATCTCTCGCCTTACCTGTTCGTAGAATTCAGGTGCCGACAAGTTCCGCCACTCTGAATAACTGCGTCGCAGCTCGACCCGCCGCAAACTGGGGGCACCCTCGATTTCGTGACTTACCTGCAGGCGATGATGGCGCCAGGCGGCAACGAGCTGGCCGCCGCGAGCATCTGCCTCACTCGGTGCCGGCCGTGTCGCGCGCATGATGCCGGCAAGCGCCAGGCGGTTTGCATCTGAAACCGACGGGCCGGCTCCGGCAATTGCGGCGGTCAACGCGATGACGGCAACGTTGCGATAGCTGTGGCGCCAGTGTCCGCTATCAGGCGGACCATCCGGTAATTCCAGGCCGGCATCGATCCAATGCCGCAAGCTCTTGGCGGTTACGCCAGCCGCATAGGCAGCCACCGCAAACCGCAGATTGGTGTCTGCCGGTTCGGTCATTTCAGTTCCTGTTGAGGGAGGGTGCTAGAACGCAAAACGCCCGGCACGGGGCCGGGCGCAAAAGCGGTATTATTACGATTTATAGCGCGCCTTGATTTCAGCGTCAAGCCGGAAAATTCCGGCGCTGGAATTTTTACTCTGCAGTGCGCTCCGCTGGCCGCTGTCGATACGCGAGGAATGGATTTTCCTCCTTCGGTGCGGCCGGCAGATTCTGGCGTGACCGGGCACCGAACAGGCCGAACTGTTCCGCCATGCGCCGCGCCTCGGCCAAATGGGCGGCCGGCGGCACTTCGCCTGACTGCCAGCACAAATTGATGCAGCCCTGCAGATTGCAGAAGTTGCCGAAACTTGTGGTGTCGCGCCGGTCGGCAAGCCGGTTGAGGGACACCCTGCCGACTTCATCGATCCAGACGTCTTCGCCGGCAGCGGTCAACCATGCGGGCTTCGCCGGCAGGCCCTGTTGATCGATGAATCCTACCGGCGCAGGCTCGCGGCATGGCCGCAGCGTACCGCGAGCTTTTTTCTCTGCCGAATGCAGTGGTTTACGTCCACCCTTCATGGTCTGCAAATCTCATCTGGTCTGGAAGTTTGAAGTGGATAAGCAACAATTTGACCGACCACACGGCAATTGGGGCATGCGACTCAGACATAATCGCTCCCCCCCCCGGTGGTCTATCGGGATCGATCTCTGTCTGGGGTGATGCGGTTCCCAAAGCCGCCATCGTGCCGAGCTGTCCATGCATCGTGGTGCGGCTTCGACATTGCCTGCCAGTTCTCTGGGTCCCAGAACAATTCTAGGTCGCCCTTGTGTGCCTTCTTGTGGTTCACGACCGTTGCCGCTGTCACCTGCAGCTTTCCGCCTTGGCAGGCGTCGCACTCGCACAGCGGATGATCCGCAAGGAAATGCATGCGGGCAATGCGCCAGCGGCTCGAACTGTACAGCGCTCGGATAGGGTCGCTGGCCCGTTGCTGATCGTGGCGGCGCTTCCGTTCGCGCTCGGCCTCAGCTCGCGGCTTTTGCCAGGGTTGCCGCAGTGTGGGGGGTTTGCTCGGCATGGTGTCTCCAGCGCTAATCGGAGGGAGCCAGCACATTCAGCGCTGCCACAGCAAGCCCAGCCGCATATGGTGCGGTTGCCCAAGGTGCAATGCGGCGGGCAGTCTCGCGCTGGCTGTGTCCGGCGCCTACTAGATACCAGAGGGCAATGCCGGGCTGGCTACTGGCACCGCCGACCGTCTGTAAACATTCCCATACGAAATCCTTGGCGCGCTGGATACGTTCGCTTGTGTTACTGGCCTTGCCGCCAGGCAGCCGGCCTAGATCGGCAGCGCGTAGCGGGTCGAGGTGCGCGAGGTCAAATTCATTGCGAAAACGCTTGGCAATGGCGAGTTGTGCCGCCGTAATCTGGCCTTTGTTAAACATGATATCCAGGTCGCCGATGACAACCTCAGCAGTTCGCGCCTCGTTGCGCGTAGTGCCAGGCACCAGCTCGTAGATGACCGCAGTCGTCGTCGCATGCTTCGCGCGATGCTCCGGCGTCCGCTGCTCTGGCGCGCAGTAAACCGCTGGTTTCGAGCGGCGGCGATGGCTGGGCATGGGGGGATCTCCACCATTTTTAGAGGCAACTTCCACGGACCGGGGGTTGGGTTGCGCGCGTGTGGCGTCAGTTAAAAATCCCAGGATTTTCTATTTCAGCCGTCGCGCTTGCCGTGCGACGTCAATCGAGGCATCGGCATCGCCTGTTGCCGGCGGTTCGGGGTTGCCGATCAAGGCCTCGACTCGCGCTACCTCGACTGCAGCGATGCGCCAGATTTTCGCCCCCAGTTTGAAGGCCTTCAGCTCGCCGCGTGCGATCATGCCGCGCACGTGGCGCGGTGACACACCCCAGCGCTTTGCGAGCTGTTCCGGGCTTAGTGGGGCATCTGTCGAAGTCATGCGAGTCCGGCCTCCTGCATTGCCCGTGCGCGAGCTGCGATGCTTTCGGCGCTGGGGGGCAGCCGTGGGCCTGCTGTGATCGCCGGCGGCTGCAGCAGCCGCTGCAGGCGCTGATATTCTTTGCGTAGCCGCAGCGCTTCCGCGTCGAGCGCGGGCTTCAGCTCGGCGAAAGCCGGGAACCACTGAAACGCACCGGCGACGCGCGCCAAACTGTTTTTCGTGAAAACGCCGGCTGGCTGCTCGATCAGCGCGACATAGGCCGCGACGCGGCGCTCAGCCTCATCTAGCGGCATGCGGCCGGCACACAGCGCCCCGAGTGAGATTAGCCATTTGCGGACGGCTGCCGGCTCCGCTGGTGCCAGGCGTGCAGGGAAGTCAGCCAGGATCGCCCGCGCCTGTGCAAGCATTGCCGGCGATGGCGCGGTGGGTTGCAACCAATTCCCGGCGGTGTCCTCCATGTGCAGAGCCTGGAAGAGTGCCTGCGAACCTTGGATAGCGACCTGATTCATTGGAATTCGCGCTCCATCATTTGGTGGAAGCCACTGCCGCCGCGCTGCCCTGCGGCGCGGTCGTAGCCGCCTTCCATCAGCTTTGTGAAGGACTCCGGCTGCAATAGAAAATCGAAGCTCGCTCGCCAGCCATCCTTGTTGCTGCCCAGCATCCAGCGGTTAGCCCTGACTTTGCCGAGGGCGATCCGCCAACCCTCCAACCCGCCGGCTTCCGCTATTCGCTTCCGCAACTTTGCGCGGCGGCTGTCCGTCAGTTTCTGAACTCGCGCTAAGGACTGTTCATCTGCGAGCTGATTCCATGCGGCAACGGCAGCATCTAAATCTGCGTTACCTTCATTTCCTGTATTTCCTTCTTTCTTCTTTGTCCCGGTGCTGTCCCGGTGCTGTCCCGCTGGCGTCTCGGGTGCTGTCTCGGGTGCTGTCTCGCCTTCCGAACGCGCAGTCTGCATTTCATCGTAATTGCATATGGTTATGATGAGTTGCCCTGTCTCGGTTCGTGTCCTGATAAGTGTCTCGGTTTTTAATCGGCCGATGAATCGCTCAACAACACCCTTTCCCCAGCCGAACCGCTCCGCCATGAACCTTATCGAATGCGAAAGCTCGCCGCGCTGCAGCTCGACAGTCTTGCCAGCAATGCTGATCCGCGTCGGCCTCCAGCGAGCCTCTTCGATCAGCCAAGCCCATGCCTGGGCGCGGCTAAAAGCCTCGCCGCGCCATGCTGGGTGGTCTTGCCAGCCGCGCTGCATCAGGAAGTAGCCCGCCACTGTGGCGCTTACTGCTGACCGCCTGCGCTGGGCTTCAATCGCGGCAGCGCATCCAGCCAGGCGCGCAAATCGTCCGCGAGAACGATGGTGCGGAAGCCGTCTTTGCGGGCGATCAGCGCGCCGCTTTCGATGTGGCGATAGAGTTGACGCCGGCTGCGGCCGGAAAGCTGGGCTGCTTTGTCGAGACTGTACGCGAGTGGCTGATCTAACATTGCGTGTCGCTCCATATTATGTCGCGCCGTGACGCGCTTGATTCATCCATAGACCAAATTCCACAACTAACCACTATCGGCCCCCTAGAATGCAGCCGATCTGTTTCTAGGAATTGATCAAGCGGGGTATGAACAACAATATATTGTAAGGCTTGGGAAATCGGAGTTGTCCGCGTCGTCCAAAAAGCGCAGCAGCAGAGTTATCCCTGGTTATGCAACGAGAAACGCGGCCAGTCTCCCGGCCGCGCTGCTCTCCGCATGGATCAGGCTGCCTCGTCAGACGCGCTCATGCGTGTGACGTTGTCGTGCCAGCTGGCGAACGTGTCGCCGCGGCTGCGGCTGCTTCCGTAAACGAGCTGCGCGATCTCAAGGGCATGGTAGGTCATGCCCTTGCATTCTTCGGGCGAGGGTTCGACTTCTTCGGTGCCGAACAGCGCGCCATAGGCATGGGCGCGCGCCACAACGTCTCGCGGACAGGTGGCCGAGGCATCGACCACGAATTGCTCTAGTCCCAGTTTCACCCGATTAATCGGAGGGTCTTCCTCGCCCTGAAATATCGCCATCCACTCCACGATGGCCGCGCGAAGCATCCAGGCCTCGGTAATGGTCATGTCGGACCAAGATTCGGCAATCATGGCGCGGATTGGCGCCTCAGTTTCCTGATAGGACGCCTTCGTTCCGCAGGCCTTTACGATCTCGCCTGCAGATGCATTCAGGGCGCGAATAGCCCCTAAAAAATGCCGGATTGTCTGTAAGCCGGTCGTCGGCTTATGTTCCTGCTCAGCCATCGTCTTGCGCCTCCAGCGCTTCGGTGGTCAGGCCCTGGTGTGGTGCTCGTAACACCCGCCGGGGCCGTCTTTGCCCGGTGCCGCCGGGCGCGGTCTATCTGCGCTGTCTCGCGCCGATCTGAATAACCTTCCCGCCCTTCGCCTTCGAGGCATCGATGAATTTCGCCCAGGCATCCATCAGCTGCCGCCGGCGGTCAAACAAGTCGGTGCGGCGGTATGCGGCCTCAACCTTGTCGGGGATAGCGTGCGCGAGGGCTTGTTCTGCCACTTCGCGCGCAAAATTCGTCTGCTCGGCTGCCCAGATTCGGAAGCAAGACCGGAAGCCGTGAACCGTCAAATCATCGCGGCCCATTCGCTTCAGCAGCATCAGCATGCTCATATTGGAAAGCGGCGCCTTGGCCGCCCGGCCGCGGAACAGATAGCCCTTGCGATCCGCTTCCGGCGTTTGCCGCAGGATCTCGACCGCGCGGGCGCACAGAGGGACGCGGTGCTCCTTTCCGGCCTTGATCTTTTCGGGCGGTACGATCCAGACGGCGGCCTTAAGGTCGATCTCAGCCCAGACCGCGCCGAGTGCCTCCCCGGTGCGAGCTGCCGTCATAATGGTGAATTCCAGCGCGCGGGCGGCCTCCCCATCCTGTGCCCGCAGCTTCGCCACGAAAGCGCCGATATCAGCATAGGGCAATGCGGCGTGGTGCTGAGTGCGCTTTACGCGGCCTCGGGCGGGCAGCAAGTTCTGCAAGTGGCCTTGCCACCGGGCGGGGTTTTCTCCGCTTCGCAAGCCGCGAGCTGTGGCCCAGTCCAGCACCGCCGCAATGCGGCCACGCAGGCGACTGGCTGTCACGGTCTTTTTGGCCCATAGGGGCTCAAGCGCGTTGATAACCATAGCCGTGTCGATCGACGCGACTTGGACCTTGCCGAACCGGGGATAGGCATACAGCCGCAGGGTCGCATCCCATTGCTTGGCGTGTTTGGCTGACCGCCAGCCGGCGGCATGGGCCGCGACGTACCGGCTGGCCGCCTCTTCAAACGTCATCGCCTTGGCGTTCTGCGCTGCATTGGCGGCCCTCTCAGCGCGGGCGGCGCCGATGGGGTCAATCCCCTGCCGCTTCAGCCGCTGCAGCCGCAGCGCCTCCGCTCGGGCCTCTGCCAGCGAAACCACCGGCCAGGGCCCTAGTCCCATATCGCGGGGCGTGGTGCGGCCTGCCATTCGATATCGGAAGATCCAGGAGCGTGTTTCGGCGTCGGTGACGCGCAAGTAAAGCCCCCAGCCATCGGCATGGAAGCCGGGCGGCTTCTTGCCGATCCCTACTGCGCTCAACCGCTCTTTCTTCCGGGTGCCCATAATTCAGCCCATCTTTTTAATGTGACATACTGTGGCACGGCACGCCGGGAAGTCAACGGAGATTGAGCTAGACCCTCTCCAATTGCGGCGATTCTAGCGGTGTTGCGTCACGGGCTGGCACGTCTAGGCACAGAGTTAGATTGTCACCCTGTCCGCCATTCTGGCAATTGCAAAAAAGCCGCAGAGACTGCGGCCTTTTTCCGTGCAGAGTTCCGAAGCTGTAAACGGGTCAGCCGGCCGCCGGCGCGGCGGCCTGCCCGGTCAGACCGGTCATGTAGGTCGGCGCCATCTTCTCACCGGTACGGCGATCGTGTTCCAGCAGGATATGCAGAACCAGATCGTAGGACTGGTAGCAGTCGTGCAGAATCGCGGCCATTGCCAGCAGCTGGCGCGGGCTGAGGCGCGACAGCCTGGTGAAGTTGCGCACATAGACCGCATCGGCCCAGACCGTCTGGCTGAGACCGGCGTAAATGTCCTGCTGCACCAGCATCGGCACGATGGTGCGGCTGACGGTCGGGAAGAAGCGATGGAAGGCGTAGCCCTGGCTGCGCAGGAACACATCGACGTCGCCGAACAGCGGCTGGTCGACATAGAGCGGCAGGAACTCCACCTCGGTCTGGATCACCAGCGCATCCGCAAGCCGCTTGGTGGCGTTCTGGAACACCATCAGTTCGGCGCCCTGAATGTCGATTTTAACGAAGTCGATGCCTTCGGTTTCCGGAATATCGTCCAGACGCGTGGTCTCGACCTCTATTTTCGACACCACCTGGCCCCAGTTCGGGAAGCCATGAAACAGATTGAGCACTTCGGTATTCGGCGTCAGCAGCGACGTCATGCCGGACGAGGCGCACAAATTCAGGGTATGCCGTTTGCCATCGCCGATCGCGTTCGGCAGATAGGTCTCGTTCGGACCCTTCATTCCGTTCAGCTTGGCCAACGCATCGGTATTCGGCTCGAAGCCGATGATGTCGGCGTGACCGCCACGCAGCAGAGTGTTGTATTGCGGGACGGCGTCGAGCGGGTTCGCCCCGATATCGACGATCTTCACCCTTACCGACGAGCTTGTAAGCGCGTGAAATGAACCGGGAATGGCCATGAGATCCTGCCTTGTCTGACGAACTCGTTGTGCTCAGGCTCGGTTCTAGCGGGCAATGCTTACTGTTTGGTTTCCCGCTGCAGGATATCGCGCACGGCCTCCGAGATGCGCAGCCATTCCAGGGCACCATCGCGGTCGCCACCCTCCGCCAGCATGCTGGCGCGATGCGCGGCAATCCGCAGTGCCCGGCGGCCATGGAAGCGGAACAGCAGCCCCGCCGTCTTGTCGGGCGCCAGTCCTTGGTCGCTGCGGAAGTCTTCGCTCATCGGCGACCTCCAGGGGGCAGGCCTAGGTCTGCCGACACCGCATCAGGAGCGCGCTGCAACAAGATATTCCTCATCCCGCTCAGCCAATCGCCAGAAGCCAGGCTTCGATCTGTTCATCGCCGAACAACTCGACCTGGGCCTGCGTCAGTGCATTGGCTTGGGTCGTGGTCATCGAGGAAATCGACGTCGTGGTCAGGCCAACAATGGCGGTCAACGAAATGGCCGCCAGCTGGGTGGTCGACAACTCGTCGATATCGATTTCCTCGAGGGCGCCAACCTGGGTCAAGGTCAGACCGGTCATCTGCGCCGCGGTCAGAACGCCAACCTGGGCCGCGTCCAATCCGTTGAAGGCGGTTTCCGTCAACGCGCCAATCTGGGACGCTGAGAGGCCGGCCAGCGCCGTGGTGCTGAGCGCCACCGTCTGCGTGCTGTCGAGGGCGCCAAGCTGCGTCGTGGTCAGCGCTTTGACCTGCGCCGAGGTCAGTACGCCCAGCCGATCCGTATCGAGTGCGTTCAGGCTGGTGGTGGTGAGCGCCGCAATCTGCGTGGCCAGCAGGCCGCCCACCGCAGTACTGGTCAGCGCCTCGACCTGGGTGCTTTCCAGGGTGCCGATCTGCGTGGCGGTCAGGCCCCTCGCCTGCGTCAGGCTCAGAACACCGAACTGATCCGCTGTCAGCGCGTCAAGCTGCGTCGTGGTCAGCGCACCGATTTGCTGCGACGTCAGGCCGGCCACGCGCGTGGTGTCCAGCTGAGCCAGATTGGTGGTGCTCAGGGCCGCCGCCTGTGTCGTGCTCAGCGAACCAAGCTGGGTCGAGCTCAGTTCGTTGAAATCCTCCGGATCAAGCTGGTTGATCTGCGTCGTGGTCAGACCGCGCAATTGGATAGCGGTCAAGGCCTGCGCCTGAGTGGTATCGAGGTGCTTGAGGTTGGTACTGCTCAGGGTCTGCAGTTGCGTCGCCGTCAGCGATTTGATCTGTGTCGAGCTCAGCTCCGCAATGTCAGTCTCTTCCAGCCCCTCGATCTGTGTCGTGGTCAGGGCCGCGATCTGACTCCCCAGCAATGCCTGGGTCTGCGTCTCGTCCAGGGCGTTGAAGGCCGTGGTCGTCAACGAGCCGATCTGCGCAGCGGTCAGGCCAGCCAGCGCCGAAGTGCTGAGCGCGGTGATCTGCGTGGACAAGGCACCGAGCTGCGTTGTAGTCAGCCCCTTCACCTGCGTCGCAGTCAGGGCGCCAAATACAGCCGTATCAAGATTTTCAATCTGCGTGGTGGTCAGGCCGCTGAGCTGGGTGGCTGCCAGATTGGCGATCGTCGTGGTGCTGAGTTCCGAGAACTGCTCGGTAGACAGCGAACCGATCTGCGTCGAGGTCAGGCCCTTGATCTGGGTCGAAGTCAGCGCCGCAAAGACCGTCGTATTCAGTTCATCGATTTGGGTCGTCGTTAGCGCGCCGATCTGCGTCGAAACGAGGGCCGCAATGCGGGTTTCATCAAGGTCTGGCAGGAGGGTGGTGCTCAGGCCCTTGATCTGGGTGGTGGTCAGGGTGCCGAACTGCGTCGCTGTCAGTTCATTCAGATCGGCCGCCAACAAGCCGTTCAGCTGCGTGGTGGTCAACGCCCTGAGCTGGGCGCTGCTGAGCGCCTGGAACTGGGTTTCGTCGAGTTGCGACAGGTTTTCGGTCGACAGAGACTTGATCTGCGTCACCGTCACCGCCTTGAGCTGGGTTACGGTCAGATCGGCGACATCTTCGGAACGCAAGCCAGCGATCTGCGTCGTGGTCAGGCCGGCAATCTGAACTGTGGTCAGCGCGCGGGTCTGGGCGGTATCAAGCTCGTTAAGCGCTTCCGTGCTCAACGCCGCGATCTGGGTCGCAGCCAGGCCGGACAGGGTCGTGGTGCTCAGCGCCGTGATCTGCGTGCTGTCGAGCGACCCGAATTGCGTGGTGGTCAGCCCCTTGATCTGTGTGGCCGTCAGCGCGGTGAATGCCGTGGTGCTGAGGGCGCCCAGCTGTGTCGTGGTGAGAGCGCCAAGCTGCAGCGCCGTCAAACCGCCGACCTGTGTGGTGGTCAGTTCGGCAATGGCGGTCTCGTTGATGGCCTTGACCTGCAGGGTGGTCAGACCTGCAAGCTGGGTCGAGGTCAGATCCAGCAGATCGGTGCTTTCAAGTCCGGCAATCTGCGTGGTGGTCAACGCCTTGAGCTGCAATGCACTCAGAGCCTGGAACTGGGTGGTGTCGAGCGCTTCCAGATCTTCCTGCTCCAGCGCCGCAACCTGCGATGCCGTCAAAGCCTTGATCTGCGTCAGGCTCAGTTCACCGATATCGGTGGTGGTCAGTTCCGCAACCTGCGTGGTCGCCAGACCGGCAATCTGTGCGGCGCTCAGCGCCGACGTTTGTGTGGTGTTGAGTTCAGACAGATTGGTCGACGTCAATGCGCGCAACTGCAACGTGGTCAGCGACTTGATCTGCGTTGTCGTGAGATCGGCAACATCGAGTGAATCAAGCGACGCGATCTGCGTCGTGGTCAGGGCTGCAATCTGCGTCCCCGCCAGGGACTTTGCCTGGGTCGAACTCAGTGCGTTCAGCGTCGATGTTGCCAGGGCTTTGATCTGCGCCGCCGTCAGGCCGGCCAGAGCAGCGGTGCTCAGCCCCTCAACCTGCGTATCCTTCAACGCGGCCACTTGCGTGGTCGTCAGCCCCTTGATCTGCGTCGATGTGAATGCGGCAAAAACAGTCGAATCGAGAGTGTCGAGCTGTGTCGAGGTCAGGCCGCCGATCTGCAGAGCGGTCAGGTTGGCAATAGCGGTCGAACTCAGAGCGCTGAACTGGTCATTGTCCAACGAACCGATCTGCGTCGACGTCAAGCCCTTGGTCTGCGTCGACGTCAGGGCCGCGAAGACCTCGCTGGTAATCGCGTCAAGCTGCCCGGTGGTGAGCGCGCCGATCTGGGTCGCGGCCAGGGCCCCAACCTGGGTTTCGGTCAGGTTTTCTATGGCACCATCGGTAAAGGCGCGAATCTGCGTCGTGTTCAGGCTGCCGAACTGCGTGGACGTCAGTTCACCAAGGTCTTCGCTGCTGAGCCCGCTGATCTGCGTCGTCGTCAGGGCCTGCACCTGCGCCGTGGTCAGCGCCTGCGCCTGGGTCTCGGTCAGAGCCGCGAGATTTTCGCTGGTTAGCGACTTGAGCTGCGTCGCGGTCAGCGCCTTGATCTGGGTCGTGCTCAGCTCGGCGATATCTTCCTCAGCCAGAGCATTGATCTGCGTCGTGGTCAGGCCGGCGATCTGCGATGCCGTCAGGGACTGCATCCGCGTGGTGTCGAGACTGTTCAGCGCAGTCGAGGTCAACGCACCGAGCTGAGAACCGGTCAGGCCGGAAATCGCTGTGCCGCTCAGCAGTGCAATCTGGGTATCTTCCAGCGATGCGATCTGGGTGGTGGTCAGCCCCTTCACCTGCGTGACGTTCAACGCACCGAGCAGGGTTTCGTTCGCGCTATCAAGCTGCGTAGTGGTCAGCGCTGCGATTTGAAGTGCCGTAAGACCACCAACCTGTGCTGACGTCAGAGTCTCAAGGACCGCTGCATCAATGCTGCTGATCTGCGCTGTTGACAGGGCGCCGATCTGCGTCGACGTCAGTTCCTCCAGATCGGAGGCCGCGAAATTCGCTATCTGCGTCGTGGTCAACGCCTTGAGCTGTGCCGCCGTGAGCGCCTGAGCCTGCGTCTCGCTCAGCGCGGAGATGCTCTCGCTGGTGAGGCCTTTAAGCTGCGTCGCCGTCAGCGACTTGATCTGCGTCACCGTCAGATCGGCAATTGAATCCACGTCGAGCGCATTGATCTGCGTCGTGGTCAAGGCGGCGATCTGGGTGGCGAGCAATGCTTTGCTCTGCGTCGTATCCAGAGCGATCAGCGCCTCTGTGCTGAGGGCCGCAATCTGCGACGAAACCAGGCCCGTGAGTGCGGTCCCTGTCAGGGCCTTGACCTGGTCTTCCAGCAAGGCGCCGACCTGGGTGGTCGTCAGTCCCCTGATCTGGGTCGAGGTCAGGACGCCCAGCGCTTCCGTGCTGAGTGCGCCAATCAGCGTGCTGCTCAGGCTGCCGATCTGGGCAGACGTCAGACCGCCGATCGCAGTCGTGGTCAGTCCGCTGAACTGGGTTTCATCCAGCGACGCAATCTGCGTCGTGGTCAGGGCCTTCACCTGCGTCGTGCTCAACTCGGCAATGACCGTCGATGTCAGAGCGTCAAGTTGGGTGGTGCCAAGAGCGCTGATCTGGCTGGCAGCCAGCGCTTTTACCTGGGATGTGGTAAGGAAGCCGATAACAGTGTCGCTGAGACCCTTGATCTGCGTGACCGACAGGGCCGCGACCTGACTGGTGCTGAGTTCCGCAACGTCCGCATCAATCAGATCGTTCAGCTGCGTCGTGGTCAGCGCCTGAATCTGCTGATTGCTCAACGCCTGGACCTGCGTGGTTTCGAGAGCCGCCAGGCCATCACTATTCAGCGATTTGATCTGCGTGGCTGTCAGCGCCTTGAGCTGCGTCGTCGTCAGATCGGCAACATCCGTCGTTTCCAGCGACGAAATCTGGGTCGTGGTCAGGGCTGCGATCTGCGTGGCAGCCAGCGCTTTGCTCTGCGTCGTATCCAGAGCAATCAGCGCCGTGGTGCTCAGGGCGGCAATCTGTGTGCCCGCAAGGCCGGTGAGCGCGGAGCTGCTGAACGCGGAAACCTGGGTCGATTCGAGCGCCTTGATCTGCGTCGTGGTAAGCCCCTTGATCTGCGTCGAGGTCAGAGCGCTCACGGTGGCGGTATCAAGAGAATTGAGCTGTGTCGAGGTCAGACCACCGATCTGCGAAGCGGTCAGGCCGCCAATCGTGGTTGTGGTCAGCAGGGCAAACTGTTCGTCGCTAAGCGCACCAAGCTGAGCCGCCGTCAGCCCCTTGATCTGGGTGGCCGTCAGCGCCGAGAAGGCGTCGTCATCCAGTGATGCGATCTGCGTCGTTGTCAGCGCGCCGATCTGCGCGACCGCCAGAGCCTGAACCTGCGTCGTCTCGAGTTCATTCAGAGTCGTGGTGGTCAGGCCCTTGATCTGGGTGGTCGACAGGCCCTTGATCTGCGTCTCACTCAGCTCGCGCAGGTCGTCTGATGTCAGGGTGTTCAATTGCGTCGTGGTCAGAGCCTGCAACTGCAGCGTGGTAAGTGCCTGGGCCTGGGTGGTATCCAGCGCCGACAGATTCGTATCCGTCAGCGCCTTGATCTGCGTAACAGACAGGGCCTTGATCTGTGTCGTGGTCAGATCCGCTACATCCGCAGTATCCAGCGCTGCGATCTGCGTGGTCGTCAGCGCCGCGATCTGCGTGGCGCCAAGCGCCTTGCTTTGTGTCGTATCCAGCGCATTCAGTGCCTCTGTGCTCAGAGCTTTGATCTGGGCAACAGTGAAGCCCGCAAGCGCCGCGGTGCTCAGAACCCCCACCTGGCTGCTGGTCAACGCACCGACCTGCGTGGTCGTGAATCCCCTGATCTGCGTCGCGGAGAGCGCGCCCAGAGCATCGGTGCTCAGGGCATCAATCAACGTTGCGGTCAGGCCGGAAATCTGGGCGGACGTGAGGCCGGAAATGGCCGCAGTGCTGATCGCACCAAACTGCGTGGTCTCCAGAGAACCGATCTGCGTTGAGGTCAGCCCCTTCACCTGGGTGGAGGTCAGTTCAGCGAAAACAGCGTCGCTCAGCCCATCAATCTGGGTCGTGGTGAGGCTGGCGATCTGCGTGGCGGTCAACGCCTGCCGCTGAGCGCTGCTCAGGCCATCAATATTGGTATTGCTGAGGTTCGCAATCTGCGTAGTACTGAGGCCGGCTATCTGCGTCGTATTGAAGTCGGCAAATTCGACGGCAGCAAGATCATTCAGCTGGGTTGTGGTCAGCCCCTGGAGCTGCGCCGTCGACAGCACCTGAATCTGCGTCGAGGTCAACGTCGCCAGATTATCGCTGCTCAGAGCCCGCAACTGCGTGGTGGTGAAGCTCTTCAGCTGTGTGACGGTCAGTTCTGCCACATCCGCGGAGTCCAGCGCCGCCACCTGCGTCGTGGTCAACCCCTTGAGTTGGGTTGCCGTCAGCGCAGCGCTCTGCGTCTCGCTCAGGGCATTCAGCGCTGTCGTGATCAAAGCGCCGATCTGCGAAGAACTCAGCGCCGCAAGCACTGTGCTGCTCAGAGCAGTAATCTGGGTTTCATCAAGCGAGGCGATCTGCGTTGTCGTCAGGCCCTTGGCCTGTGTCGAGGTCAGCAATGCGATCTCGTCGGCATCCAGACTGTCGAGCAACGTAGTGCTCAACGTACTGATCTGCGATGCAGTCAGGCTCTGCAGCCGCGTTGACGTCAGATCAGACAGCGCGGTCGAATTCATTGCCGCTATCTGGGTGGTCGAAAGTGCGGCAAACTGCGTCGAACTCAACTCATCGACATCGGTTTCACTGAGGCCCGCGATCTGCGTCGTGGTCAGCGCCTTGATTTGCGCCGTGCTCAGCGCCTGGAACTGGGTCGTGTCGAGTTGCGAGAGATTTGTGCTGGTCAGCGCCTTGAGCTGCGTGACGCTCAATGCCTTGAGCTGCGTTGTGGTCAGATCCGCTACATCCGCAGTATCCAGCGCCGCAATCTGTGTCGTGGTCAGGGCCGCAATCTGGGTGGCCGTCAACGCCCGGGTCTGCGTGGTGTCCAGTTCATTGATGGCCGAGGTGGTCAGCGCGGCGATCTGGGTGCTAGCGAGTGCTGAAATGGCCGCGGTAGTCAGGGCTGCAACCTGGCTCCCCTCCAGCGACGCGATCTGCGTCGTGGTCATGGCCTTGACCTGAGTGGAACTCAGTCCGGCAAATACATCCTGATCCAGCGCATCGATCTGCGTGGTGGTCAGAACGCCGATCTGCGCAGCCGTCAGGTTGAGAACCTGGGTATTTGTGAGCCCGTCGATCGCCTTGATCTGAGTCGTCGATAAGCCGGCAAACTGGGTGGCGGTCAGCAACCCGATCTGCTCAGAGACCCATCCAGAAATCTGCGTCGTGGTGAGTCCGCCGATCTGGCCAGACGACAAGGCACCGATCTGCGCCGACGACAAATTGTTCAAATCGTCCGTTGCCAGCGACCGCAGCTGGGTTGTCGACAGAGCCGAAAGCTGCGCTACCGTCAGGTCGCCGACGTCAGCACTGTCGAATGCATCGATCTGCGTTGTGGTAAAGCCTTTGACCTGCGTCGTGGTCAGCGCCTGTACCTGCGTGGCGTCCAGGAAATTGAGCGCAGTAGTGCTTACCGCTCCGATCTGAGCCGCTGTCAGTCCCGACAGTGCGACATTCGTCAGAGCGGCAACCTGGGTATCTTCCAGTGATGCGACCTGGGTCGTCGTCAGCCCCTTGACCTGCGTCGAGGTCAGCGTGCCAAACGCCTCCCCTACCAGCACATCCAGCTGCGCCGTCGTCAGCGCGCCGAGCTGTGTCGATGTCATATTGGAAACCTGTGTCGTGGACAGGCTTTCGATCGTCTCTGTGCTCAGCACTTTAATCTGGGAGGACGTCAGCGCCTTGAATTGCGTCGCTGTCAGCGCCGCGCTGTCCAGCGCGGCAATCTGCGTCGTAGTCAGATTGGCAACCTGTGTCGTAGTCAGCGCCGCTGTCTGCGTGGCAGTCAGGACCTTGAGACCATCCGTGCTCAATGCGCGCAGCTGCGTGGTGCTCAGCGCGGCGAGCGCCGATGTGGCCAGCGCTTCGACATTCGTCTCGCTCAACGCACCGATCTGGGTCGTCGTCAGGCCCTTGGCCTGCGTCGCATTCAGGGCCCCAATAGTCTCAACGCTGATCCCGTCGAGCTGTGTCGTGGTCAGGGCGCCGATCTGGGTCGCCGTCAGCTGTCCGAATTGCGTGGTGGTGAACTCATCGAGATCCGCCGCCAGGAGCCCCCTGATCTGGGTCGTCGACAGGGCGCGAAGCTGCGTCGACGTCAGCGCCTGCGCCTGCGTTTCCTCCAGCGCGCTCAGATTGGTGGTGCTGATTCCCGTGAGCTGTGTTGATGCCAGCGCCCCCAGCACCGAGTTGCTGAAAGCCTGGAACTGAGCCTGATCGAGCGCGCCCATCTGGGTCGCCGACATGCCCTTGACCTGAGACGAGCTCAGCACGCTCAGAATATCAGGGACAAGCAGCTTGAACTGCGTCGTGGTGAGCGCGCCGATCTGCGTCGACGCGAAATTCTTGAAATGGCTTGTCGTCAGGTCATTCAACGTGGTCGTGCTGAGCAGACGCAGCTGACCCGTGCCGACCTGGGCCAGCTGGGCTGCGGTGAGTTCGTCAAACTCCTCGACGCGTAACGCGCCAACCTGGGTGGTATTCAGGCTGCGGATCTGCGTACCGCTGAGCGCCTGCATCTGGGTGCTGTCGAATTCCAGGATCTTGGTCGACAGCGCTTGAATCTGGGCCGAACTGAAGACGGCGATCTGAGCGGCATTGAAGACCATCTGGTCTTCATTGAAGTAACCAATCTGCGTCGACAGGAGCTGCGCAACCTGTCCCGTGTTGAGCGCGACGATCTGGGTGGAGTCAAGCGACTGAATATCAGTCGACGTCAGCGCCCTGAGCTGTGCAAGTGTCAGCGCCTTAATGCCGGAGGATGTCAGTTCTGATACACTCATCTCGACTCTCCACGCCCGGACCGCTTCTCGGTCCGCGACCTGTTCAACTCGCGCGCTTTTTTCCCATATAGGCCTGCTCGGTGGCCTTGATCACCTTGGCTGTCCACAAACGCCGATCCTCGGGAACTGGGCGGAATTTGTGACGGGCAGCGATCTTGGCCTGGTAGAAACCGTTGAAATTGTCTTTCGCCAGCATTTCCTGCGCTTCGTGATCTTCTTCGCAGGACAGTTCGTGATAGAGGTCCAGATTAGCAAGATCGGGTACGGGAATTGCCCCCTTCTCGAAGTCCTGCCACATCTGCTGATACAGGCCCTCGAGCGATCGGGCCAGACCGTTCATATCGAACAGCACGCTGGTGTCGCGCACCTTGGCCAGCTTGTCGCGGCACTTTTTCAGTGCGGCGCGATCGTTGCCGAGCGCAATCGCTTTCTTGACATAATCCTCTGGCGACTCACAGATCATTTCCGGCATACCCACGGCCTGCACCAGGCTGCCGCAGACGCGCGACGCGAAACCACGGCCGGAGAATGTCAGTACGGGAACACCCATCCACAGTGCATCGGACGCCGTGGTATGGGCACCATAAGGGAAGGTGTCGAGGAACAGATCGGCCAGCGGATAGCGCGCCAGGTGTCTCGGATTTGGCTGCTTAGCGGCGAAAATGATGCGGTCCGGCGAGATACCCCGCGCCTTCGCGCCTTCACGCAGTGTTTCATGCGTGACGTCGGACGACCCGAGCAGCCACAGAACGCTGTTCGGAACATTGGCGAGAATCTGCATCCAGCGGTCGAAGGTGAGCTTGCGCAGTTTATGCGCGCCGTTGAAGCAGCAGAACACCACGGCATCTTCAGGCAGGCCGGCATCCGCGCGGGTCGGCTGTTCGGTGGCGATCACGCGCTTACGGTCGGTCGGCTGGTAGCACGGCAGGCGCGCCACCTTCTCCGTGTAATACACCTCGAAATCCTTCGGAATCAGCCACTCATCCGCAATGATATACTGATGGTATGGACTCGCCATGCTGCCCGGATAGCCAAGCCAGTTCACGATTACCGGTGCCGGACGATACGACAGCGCCTTGGTACGCGCGTCGCGCGTATAACCGTTCACATCGACCAGGATGTCGATGTTGTCGGCGGCAATGCGCTCTGCCGCTGCACGGTCATCCATGTCGCTGACATCGATCCAGTGCTCAACGGCTGCGTTGATGCGTCGCTTGGTCGGATCGTCAGTCTTGATGCCGCAATAGTATGCGAAGACCTCGACCTTCTCGCGATCATGCAATTCGAACAGCTCTGACATCAGGAAGCCGATCGCATGCTCGCGCAGATCCGAGGAGAGATAACCGATGCGCAGCCGTTTCGACGGCTTGCGCGCCGTCGTCTGCCAAAGATATTCGCCATTAAGGGAAGGATCACCGATACCGCGGTTATACGCCCAGGCACCGCCCAGCTGGAACAGCGGATCATCCGAATAGGCACCCGATGATAACGGGCTGAAGCCCTTCATCAGGTCCATGCGGGTGACGCCCTCCCATGGCTCGACCACCGGCCACTTGTTCAGGATCATGCGCTGCGACAGGAAATGCTGCGCGACATCGTTCTGCTTCGGATCGAGCGTCAGACCCTGCCGCAACACGGCCTCGCATGAGGCGTGCTGCAGATTGCTTTCCAGCACACGGCCGATCTGCTTGTAGGCGGTCTTCTTATGCTCGATCGCCGGCGCGGTCAGTGTGGCCAGTCGCTGAACAATCAGATTCCACTGATTGACGGCCGCATTAGCGTTGCCCATGCGCTCCAGCACATTGCCGAGATTGATATAGGCCGGATAGAAATCTGGATTGGCGGTGACGGTCTCTTCGTAGACCGCCTTCGCAGCGGGAAGATCGCCGCGTGCGCTTAGCAAAGTGCCAAGATTGAAACCTGCCACATACCGGAATGGGTCGGTGGGATTACACTTATCCCACAGCCTGTATAGCAGGATCGCCTTGTCAGCCTCACCACTGGTCTGCAGGCGCGCGGCCTGATCAATCAACTCCGTGATGGGCATCGGACGTTCGGCCAGTGTTGCGACCAAACTTTCGAAATGCGAACTACTCATCTTTACCCCATGCAGCTGCCGCTGACGCCAACGGCTTCCCTTACTAGAGGAGTAAAGGTTACTCCCTTAATAAATCACTACGGGAAGCTGCTCGGGAGGCAGGAGCGACAAAGTCGTATTCCCGCCTCCCGGAGGAGCCTTAGCCAAGGGCCTCGAGCCAGGCCTCGATCTGCTCGTTGCTCAGCACGCCGACCTGGGCCTGCGTGAAGGCATTCGCCTGGGTCGAGGTCAGCTCAGCGATGTTGGTGGTGCTGAGCAACTGGATCGCCGTGGTGTTGATCGCGGCAATCTGCGTCGCATGGAACTCCGCGATATCGGAGGTATCCAGCGCGCCGATCTGCGTCGAGCTCAGACCAGCCACCTGTGCCGTCGACAGCGCCTGAACCTGGGCAGTGCTCAGGACGTTGAAGTTGGTCGTTCCCAGACCAGCAAGCTGCGTCGCAAGCAACTGGCCAACCTGAGTGGTGGTCAGGCCAGAGATGAAGGTCGTGTCGACGTCGCCCAACTGCGTCGTCGTCAGAGCCTTCACCTGCAGGACGGTCAGAGCCGCAGACTGCGTGGTGTCCAGAGCGGCCAGCTGCTCGGTGCCCAGAGCTCGGACCTGAAGCGCGGACAAACCGCTGACCTGGGTCGTGCTCAGTTCACCGATATCCGTCGTCTCCAGGTTGCTGACCTGCGTGGTGGTCAGGCCGCCCAGCTGGGCGTTGGTCAGCGCCTGGGTCTGTGCGGTAGTCAGAGCCGACAGATTGGTGCTGTTCAACTGCTGCAGCTGGGTGGTGGTCAGACCCTTGATCTGCGTGGTGGTCAGATCCCCGATCTCGGTCGTGTCGAACGAGGCGATCTGCGTCGTGGACAGACCCGCGATCTGCGTCGCAGTCAGCGCCTGCTGCTGGGTGGTATCCAGAGCATTCAGGGCGGTGGTGCTCAGAGCCTGCAGCTGCGTCGCCACCAGACCGGTGAGCGCCGTGCTGCCCAGTGCGGCAGCCTGGGTCTCATCCAGCGACTGGATCTGGGTCGTGGTCAGACCCTTCGCCTGCGTACTGGTGAGTGCGCCCAGCGCCGTGGTGCTGAGAGCGTCCAGCTGCTCGGTGCTCAGCGCCCCGACCTGAGCCGAAGTCAGACCGCCGGCGAGTGTGGTGGTGAGTTCGCCCAGCGCCGTGGTGCTGATCGACTTCACCTGGTCCGTGGTCAGCGAGCCGAGCTGCGTCGAGGTCAGCTCAGTCAGATCGGTGGTCTCCAGAGCGCCGATCTGCGTCGTGGTCAGCGCCTTGAGCTGCACCGCCGACAGCGACTGAGCCTGCGCGGTGGTCAGCGCATTCAGGTCGGTGGTCTCAAGCGCACTCACCTGCGTCGTGGTCAGCGCCTTGATCTGCGTCGTCGACAGATCCGCGATGTCAGTCGTCTCAAGCGAGGCGATCTGCGTCGTGGTCAGAGCCGCGATCTGCGTGGCGGCCAGAGCCTGCTGCTGCGCGGTGCTCAGCGCATTCAGGTTCGTGGTCGTCAGCGACTTGATCTGCGTTGCCGTCAGCGCCTTGACCTGAGTGTCCGTCAGATCCCCGATCTCGGTCGTGTCGAGCGAGGCGATCTGCGTCGTGGTCAGGGCTGCGATCTGCGTCGCCGCCAGAGCCTGCTGCTGGGTGGTATCCAGAGCATTCAGGGCGGTGGTGCTCAGAGCCTGCAGCTGCGTCGCCGCCAGACCCTTGATCGCCGTGCTGCTCAGCGCAGCGGCCTGCGTCTCATCCAGCGAGTCGACCTGGGTCGTCGTCAGACCCTTGATCTGCGTGCTGCTGATCGCGCCGATCGCCGTGGTGCTCAGCGCATCCAGCTGCTCGGTGCTCAGCGCACCCAGCTGTGCGGCCGTCAGACCACCAACCGAGGTCGTGGTCAGGTCGGCCAGCGCCGTGGTGCTGATCGACTTCACCTGGTCCGTGGTCAGCGAGCCGAGCTGCGTCGGGGTCAGATCAGCCAGGTCGGTGCTTTCCAGCGCGCCGATCTGCGTCGTGGTCAGCGCCTTGAGCTGCACCGCCGACAAGTTCTGAGCCTGCGTCGAGGTCAGCGCATTCAGGTCGGTGGTCTCAAGCGCACCGACCTGCGTCGTGGTCAGCGCCTTGAGCTGCGTCGCCGACAGATCCGCGATGTCAGTCGTCTCAAGCGAGGCGATCTGCGTCGTGGTCAGAGCCGCGATCTGCGTGGCGGCCAGAGCCTGCTGCTGCGCGGTGCTCAGCGCATTCAGGTTCGTGGTCGTCAGCGACTTGATCTGCGTCGCCGTCAGCGCCTTGAGCTGGGTCTCCGTCAGATCCGCGATGTCAGTCGTCTCAAGCGAGGCGATCTGCGTCGTGGTCAGGGCTGCGATCTGCGTCGCCGCCAGGGCCGTGGACTGAGTGGTGTCCAGAGCATTCAGGGCGGTGGTACTCAGAGCCTGCAGCTGCGTCGCCACCAGACCCTTGATCGCCGTGCTGCTCAGCGCAGCGGCCTGCGTCTCATCCAGCGAGTCGACCTGGGTCGTGGTCAGACCCTTGATCTGTGCACTGCTGAGAGCGCCGATCGCCGTGGTGCTCAGCGCATCCAGCTGCTCGGTGCTCAGCGCACCCAGCACGCTCGCCGTCAGCGCACCGATCTGGCCGGCGCCGAGTTCAGCGATCGCCGTGGTGCTGATCGCCTTCACCTGGTCCGTGGTCAGCGAGCCGAGCTGCGTCGAGGTCAGCTCCGCGATGTCGGTGCTTTCCAGCGCGCCCACCTGCGTCGTGGTCAGACCCTTGAGCTGAGCCGCCGACAGCGACTGAACCTGTGTGGTGACCAGCGCATTCAGGTCGGTGGTCTCAAGCGCACCGACCTGCGTCGAGGTCAGCGCCTTGATCTGCGTCTCCGTCAGGTCCGCGATGTCAGTCGTCTCAAGCGAGGCGATCTGCGTCGTGGTCAGAGCCGCGATCTGCGTGGCGGCCAGAGCCTGCTGCTGCGTATCAGCAAGTGCATTCAGGTTCGTGGTCGACAGGGCCTGGATCTGCGCCGCACTCAGCGCCTTCACCTGGGCCACGGCGAGCTCTTCGATATCAGTGGTTTCCAGCGCACCGATCTGCGTCGTGGTCAGACCAGCAATCTGGGTTGCCGCCAGAGACTGCGTCTGCGTGGTGTCCAGAGCATTCAGGGCGGTGGTGGTGATCGCACCAACCTGCGCCGCAGACAGACCCTTGATCGCGGTGCTGCTCAGCGCAGCAACCTGGGTCTCATCCAGCGAGCCGACCTGGGTCGTCGTCAGACCCTTGATCTGCGTGCTGGTGAGCGCGCCAACGGCCGTGGTGCTCAGCACATCCAGCTGCTCGGTGCTCAGCGCACCCAGCTGCGAGGCCGTCAGGCCGCCCGCCGCGGTGGTGGTCAGGTCGGCCAGCGCCGTGGTGCTGATCGACTTCACCTGGTCCGTGGTCAGCGAGCCGATCTGCGATGCAGTGAGCTCAGCCAGGTCGGTGCTTTCCAGCGCGCCGATCTGCGTCGTGGTCAGCGCCTTGAGCTGCACCGCCGACAGCGACTGAGCCTGCGCGGTGGTCAGCGCATTCAGGTCGGTGGTCTCAAGCGCACTCACCTGCGTCGTGGTCAGCGCCTTGATCTGCGTCGTCGACAGATCCGCGATGTCAGTCGTCTCAAGCGAGGCGATCTGCGTCGTGGTCAGAGCCGCGATCTGTGTGGCAAGCAGAGCCTGCTGCTGCGCGGTGCTCAGCGCATTCAGGTTCGTGGTCGTCAGCGACTTGATCTGCGTTGCCGTCAGCGCCTTGACCTGGGTCTCCGTCAGATCCCCGATCTCGGTCGTGTCGAGCGAGGCGATCTGCGTCGTGGTCAGGGCTGCGATCTGCGTCGCCGCCAGAGCCTGCTGCTGGGTGGTATCCAGAGCATTCAGGGCGGTGGTGCTCAGAGCCTGCAGCTGCGTCGCCACCAGACCCTTGATCGCCGTGCTGCTCAGCGCGGCGGCCTGCGTCTCATCCAGCGAGTCGACCTGGGTCGTCGTCAGACCCTTGATCTGCGTGCTGCTGATCGCGCCGATCGCCGTGGTGCTCAGCGCATCCAGCTGCTCGGTGCTCAGCGCACCCAGCACGCTCGCCGTCAGCGCACCGATCTGGCCGGCGCCGAGTTCAGCGATCGCCGTGGTGCTGATCGACTTGACCTGCGTCGAGGTCAGCGAGCCGAGCTGCGTCGAGCTCAGTTCACTGACATCGGTGCTTTCCAGCGCGCCGATCTGCGTCGTGGTCAGCGCCTTGAGCTGAGCCGCCGACAGCGACTGAACCTGTGTGGTGACCAGCGCATTCAGGTCGGTGGTCTCAAGCGCACCGACCTGCGTCGTGGTCAGCGCCTTGACCTGCGTCTCCGTCAGGTCCGCGATGTCAGTCGTCTCAAGCGAGGCGATCTGCGTCGTGGTCAGAGCCGCGATCTGCGTGGCGGCCAGAGCCTGCTGCTGCGTATCAGCAAGTGCATTCAGGTTCGTGGTCGACAGGGCCTGGATCTGCGCCGCACTCAGCGCCTTCACCTGGGCCACGGCGAGCTCTTCGATATCAGTGGTTTCCAGCGCACCGATCTGCGTCGTGGTCAGACCAGCAATCTGGGTTGCCGCCAGAGACTGCGTCTGCGTGGTGTCCAGAGCATTCAGGGCGGTGGTGGTGATCGCACCAACCTGCGCCGCAGACAGACCCTTGATCGCGGTGCTGCTCAGCGCAGCAACCTGGGTCTCATCCAGCGAGCCGACCTGGGTCGTCGTCAGACCCTTGATCTGCGTGCTGGTGAGCGCGCCAACGGCCGTGGTGCTCAGCACATCCAGCTGCTCGGTGCTCAGCGCACCCAGCTGCGAGGCCGTCAGGCCGCCCGCCGCGGTGGTGGTCAGGTCGGCCAGCGCCGTGGTGCTGATCGACTTCACCTGGTCCGTGGTCAGCGAGCCGATCTGCGATGCAGTGAGCTCAGCCAGGTCGGTGCTTTCCAGCGCGCCGATCTGCGTCGTGGTCAGCGCCTTGAGCTGCACCGCCGACAGCGACTGAGCCTGCGCGGTGGTCAGCGCATTCAGGTCGGTGGTCTCAAGCGCACTCACCTGCGTCGTGGTCAGAGCCTTGATCTGCGTCGTCGACAGATCCGCGATGTCAGTCGTCTCAAGCGAGGCGATCTGCGTCGTGGTCAGAGCCGCGATCTGCGTGGCAAGCAGAGCCTGCTGCTGCGCGGTGCTCAGCGCATTCAGGTTCGTGGTCGTCAGCGACTTGATCTGCGTCGCCGTCAGCGCCTTGACCTGGGTCTCCGTCAGATCCCCGATCTCGGTCGTGTCGAGCGAGGCGATCTGCGTCGTGGTCAGGGCTGCGATCTGCGTCGCCGCCAGGGCCTGCTGCTGGGTGGTGTCCAGAGCATTCAGGGCGGTGGTGCTCAGAGCCTGCAGCTGCGTCGCCACCAGACCCTTGATCGCCGTGCTGCTCAGCGCGGCGGCCTGCGTCTCATCCAGCGAGTCGACCTGGGTCGTCGTCAGACCCTTGATCTGCGTGCTGCTGATCGCGCCGATCGCCGTGGTGCTCAGCGCATCCAGCTGCTCGGTGCTCAGCGCACCCAGCACGCTCGCCGTCAGCGCACCGATCTGGCCGGCGCCGAGTTCAGCGATCGCCGTGGTGCTGATCGACTTGACCTGCGTCGAGGTCAGCGAGCCGAGCTGCGTCGAGCTCAGTTCACTGACATCGGTGCTTTCCAGCGCACCGATCTGCGTCGTGGTCAGCGCCTTGAGCTGAGCCGCCGACAGCGACTGAACCTGTGTGGTGACCAGCGCATTCAGGTCGGTGGTCTCAAGCGCACCAATCTGCGTCGTGGTCAGCGCCTTGACCTGCGTCTCCGTCAGGTCCGCGATGTCAGTCGTGTCCAGGGCCTGGATCTGCTCGGTGGTCAGAGCCGCGATCTGCGTGGCGGCCAGAGCCTGCTGCTGCGCGGTGCTCAGCGCAACCAGGTTTGTGGTCGTCAGCGACTTGATCTGGGTTGTGGTCAGCGCCTTGACCTGGGTCTCCGTCAGATCTCCGATCTCGGTCGTGTCGAGCGAGGCGATCTGCGTCGTGGTCAGGGCTGCGATCTGCGTCGCCGCCAGGGCCTGCTGCTGCGTGGTATCCAGAGCATTCAGGGCGGTGGTGCTCAGAGCCTGCAGCTGCGTCGCCGCCAGACCCTTGATCGCCGTGCTGCTCAGCGCAGCGGCCTGCGTCTCATCCAGCGAGTCGACCTGGGTCGTCGTCAGCCCCTTGATCTGCGTGCTGCTGATCGCGCCGATCGCCGTGGTGCTCAGCGCATCCAGCTGCTCGGTGCTCAGCGCACCCAGCACGCTCGCCGTCAGCGCACCGATCTGGCCGGCGCCGAGTTCAGCGATCGCCGTGGTGCTGATCGACTTGACCTGTGTCGAGGTCAGCGAGCCGAGCTGCGTCGAACTCAGTTCACTGACATCGGTGCTTTCCAGCGCGCCGATCTGCGTCGTGGTCAGTGCCTTGAGCTGAGCCGCCGACAGGGCCTGGGTCTGCGCGGTGGTCAGCGCATTCAGGTCGGTGGTCTCAAGCGCACCAATCTGCGTCGTGGTCAGCGCCTTGATCTGCGTCGTCGACAGGTCAGCGATGTCAGTCGTTTCAAGCGAGGCGATCTGCGTCGTGGTCAGAGCCGCGATCTGTGTGGCAAGCAGAGCCTGCTGCTGCGTGGTATCCAGCGCATTCAGGTTCGTGGTCGTCAGCGACTTGATCTGCGTCGCCGTCAGCGCCTTGATCTGCGTCTCCGTCAGATCCGCGATGTCAGTCGTCTCAAGCGAGGCAATCTGCGTCGTGGTCAGACCGGCGATCTGCGTCGCCGCCAGAGCCTTCGACTGGGTGGTGTCCAGAGCATTCAGCGCCGTGGTGGTGAGCGCGCCAATCTGCGTCGCCGCCAGGCCCTTGATCGCCGTGGTGCTCAGCGCAGCAACCTGCGTCTCGTCCAGCGAGCCGACCTGGGTCGTGGTCAGATTCTTGATCTGCGCGCTATTGAGCGCACCAATCGCCGTGGAGCTCAGCACATCCAGCTGCTCGGTGCTCAGCGCACCCAGCTGCGAGGCCGTCAGGCCAGAGGCCTGCGTCGATGTCAGTTCGACCAGCGCCGTGGTGCTGAGCGACTTGAACTGCGTCGAGCTCAGCGAGCCGAGCTGCGTCGAGCTCAGTTCGAGCAGGTCGGTGGTTTCCAGAGCGCCGATCTGCGTCGTGGTCAGCGCCTTGAGCTGCACCGCCGACAGAACTTCGATCTGCGTCTGGACGAGCGCATTCAGGTCTTCCGTGTCAAGCACGCCGATCTGCGTCGCGGTCAGCGCCTTGATCTGAGTCGTGGTGAAATCAGCGATGTCCGAGCTGTCCAGCGACTTGATCTGCGTCGTGGTCAGGGCCGAAACCTGAGTCGCCGTCAGCGCCTTCTGCTGCGTGGTGTCCAGCGCAACCAGGTTCGTGGTCGACAGCGACTTGATCTGGGTTCCCGTCAGGGCCGAAATCTGAGTCGTGGTGAAGTCGGCAACATCGAGGCTGTCCAGCGCACCGATCTGCGTCGTGGTCAGAGCGGCAACCTGCGTGGCAACCAGAGCCCGGGTCTGATCAGTGTCGAGGGCGTTCAGCGCCGTGGTGCTCAGCGCCGCAACCTGCGACGTGAACAGCGCGCCGATGGCGGTGGTGGTCAGCGCAGTGGCCTGGGTTTCGTCAAGCTGGCCGACCTGGGTGGACGTGAAGCCCTTCGCCTGGGTCGCGCTCAGAGAATTGATGAAGGTCGTGGACAGCGCCTGGGTCTGCGTCGTGCTCAGGCTCTGGACCGAGGTCGAGCTCAGACCGCCGATCTGCGCGGTGGTCAGCTGCTCGAGGTTCGAAGTGCTGATGGCCCGGATCTGGGTGGCGTTCAGCGCACCGAGCTGGGTCGAGGTGAACTCGCCAATGTCGGCATTCTCCAGCGCGCCGATCTGCGTCGTGGTCAGCGCGCGAATCTGCGTGGTGTTCAGCGCGACAATCTGCGTGGTGTCGAGCGCCGAAACATTGGTTGTGCTCAAAGCACCCAACTGGGCGGCGGAGAGCACCGCGATCTGGGCTGCATCGAAGACCAGCTGCTCGGAAGTGAAGTAGCCGAACTGGGTGGCGGTGAGCGCTTTGACCTGCGAGGTGAGCAGCGCATCGACCTGCGTCGTGCTGAGCGATTCGATGCCAGTCTGCGAGAGCGCCGCGACCTGGGTCGACTTGAGCGACTGGATGTCTGTCGTGCTCAGGGCCTGAATGGCCGTCGAAGACAGGTTGGCAATCTGAGCAGTCGAAAGGAAGCTAATACCGGACATGAGAAATCTCCCCCAAAAAGCGCCTTGCGCTAGCCGTTAGTCGTGTATGCGATGCGACGGGTCAGGCGTGCCTCACGCCCCACTCGCCAGTGGAATAGGCTTGCGTACACGACATCGCCATTCCGGTGAGCCTGACACCAGAAGAGCGCAAAAATGCTGGAAACAGCGGAAATGCTAGAGAAACGAGCGACTACAGCCCGGATAAAATCCGGTCCAATTAGCTCGTTCAGCAGGACGATTTGCCATCTAGGGGCGAATCTACGGCCTGGGGCCGCTTCGCGGTAGGTACCCATGGCTAGCGCTCACTTTCTGTAGCGTTTCGCAATAACTTTCTGTACGCGTGGCCTAGGGGTAATTCAAATGCGTGGTTAACGCAAGAGGATTCTTGCACGCGATAGTTTCATAGAGCTGTAATACGAGCCTCAGCAGCGGAATTCCGAAAAGACCCGTTTTTTCAACAGACCTGCGGGGCGAGACGAATCGGCCGCCGGGCCTGAAATGAAATTTACATTTAAAATCAATTACTTAAATATAGTCCAAAGAGGCGAATCCGGTCACAGATTTGTCTCGCGGCGAGACACAGGCACAACCAACGCGCGACCCTCCCGGTCTCGACGATAGGAATATTAACCTGCAATTATTTGTGAGAATTCGTCAGACGATCGAGCGGAAATAGGCGATCGTTTCCTTCAAACCGTCTTCCAGCTTCACTTTTGGCTCCCATCCGAGGGCCTGCTTGGCCTTCGTGATGTCCGGCTGGCGCTGTTTCGGATCATCCGACGGCAGCGGTTCAAAGATCAGCTTCGATGAAGAGCCCGTCAGCTTCAGCACCAGTTCCGCCAGCTCGAGCATCGTGAACTCGACCGGATTGCCGAGATTGATCGGGCCGGTCACTTCCGGGCCAGTGGCCATCAGGCGCACGAACCCGTCAATCAGATCGCTGACGTAGCAGAACGAGCGCGTCTGCGTGCCTTTCCCGTAAATGGTGATGTCCCTGCCCTTCAGCGCCTGCACGATGAAGTTCGACACCACGCGGCCATCGTTGGGATGCATGCGCGGGCCGTAAGTGTTGAAGATACGGCCAACCTTGATCTTCAGCTTATGCTGGCGATGGTAATCGAAGAACAGCGTTTCGGCGCAGCGCTTGCCTTCGTCGTAGCACGAGCGCAGGCCAATCGGGTTCACATGGCCCCAGTACTCTTCGGTCTGCGGGTGAATCTGCGGGTCGCCATACACTTCCGAGGTCGACGCTTGGAAAATCGTGGCGCGCACGCGTTTGGCAAGACCAAGCATGTTGATCGCACCATGCACACTTGTCTTGGTGGTCTGCACCGGGTCGTGCTGATAGTGGACCGGCGATGCGGGGCAAGCCAGGTTGTAGATCTGGTCGACTTCCACATAGAGCGGGAAGGTCACGTCATGCCGCATGATCTCGAAACGCGGATGCTCCAGGAGCGCCTCGACGTTGGCGCGGCGCCCCGTGAAGTAGTTATCGACGCAGAGGACATCCATCCCCTCGCCGATCAGCCGCTCGCACAGATGTGAGCCAAGAAAGCCCGCACCGCCCGTGATGAGCACCCGTCCTGAATCACGCAT